CTCCCATGTTATTCTTTTAACTCGAAGTGAACTAAGTCGTCAAAATTATTGTCCTTAGTAGTTCTTCTACCTTGACTCAAACTTGAATCACTCCAATCGCCTCCCCAACGAATGTTAATCCCCATCTTAGCTGCTATCCCCAAAACAAAACCACCAAGGTAATGAAAATCATCCCTAGCATTCCAATCAATTGGATAAGGAGCAATGTCCACAGCTTTCCCAGCGACATGCTTACCAAATTTAGTTTTGCTTTTACCTTGTGCAACCAATTCATTTTGTCTCTCCTGACTTCTTAAACCCTCTATTACAGTAATATCAAAGTATTTACATACTTCGTTTAATACATTAACTAACTTAGAGTCTACCCCTTTAAGTCTTTCACGAGATCTTTTACCAAACTTTGGCATTACTTCTTTACTATTCCTTCAATTACATCTGTAACTAAATCAACACACTTTTCAAAAAATATCTGTTCTTTTTCTTCAGATACAAAAGGTATGTCTATTTTTTTATTAATTTTAGATGCTAAAACTTCTTTAAACTCATCAGACTGTATATGGTCTACCATACCATCTGCGTATTCATTTACGATATGGTCTTTAGCTTTATCTATAATTCCTGCTAATATTGCTTTACTCATTTTTGTTTCCTTATTATGTTTATTTTATAACTTAAATATATTATAGTCATAATTGCAACTATGCATTGTAAAAACAAACTTGCATGCGCTAAAGATAAACTATAATTAAAAATACTTGCTGATGCTACTTTTAAACTATCCATTACTTTTTAACTATTTTTTTTATTTTACCATTATGTGTTCTAGCAAACTTATGTTTTTTAGTTTCTCTTATTAACGTACCAGAATAACGTTTACCACCCCACATCCAACTTACTTTCTTAGCCATTACCATTTTACCTTATGAGACCAATACCTAGCACTTAATTTACTTGGTTTAGCATCTTGTGCATTATGTCTAGCATAATACGATTTTTTTCTTGCTTTTTCTTTAGCTGACTTAGGATTTTTTCCAGCTCCTTTTACACCTTGCTGCCCAAATCGTATTAACTTAGTAGTATCACCTACTTTAGCTACAACTACATGAGACTTCTTAGGATGACTTGGGGTACGCTTGGGTTTATTATACCCAGATACGCCAGCTCTTTTTAATTTAGAATCTTTTTTAGTTGCCATAATTACTCCTAGTGTTTTCCGTTTACTCTAGACAAACTTCCTTTTATTTCCGATACTTGATTGTCCAAATCATTAATTTTCTTCGTAAGTGAATCAAACTTCCTGTCAAGTTTGTCGTCACTTTTATTCCAGCGGTTAATAAGCTTAATAACCATACTCTCCATGTTCTCAAGTGTTTCACTTTGTCCTTTATTTTCAATTTTTAAATCCTGTAATGACTCTGCTTGTTCATTTCCACGTTTGTTCATTGAATAAACCATAAATACAAACATTGCCCCTACAACGCCTATCATACCAGCTTCTGAATATACTGCTAAAAAATCCATTATTCTTCCTCATATGAATTGCATTTAGTACAGACCCAGTTATCTGTGTTATTAATTGGCTTATCACACTTACTACAATGATTTGGCATTGGCATTATTTTTTTTTCTTTCTCCAGCTAAAAGGGTTAAGGTTTAATTCTTTTTCAAAGAAAGATATGCGTTCTTCCATTGCTTGTCTTTCTTTCTGCTCTTCTATCATATGCTTATCTACAAGTTCTTCAATGTTGGCAGTAGCAAGTTCCATTCCTCGCTCAAGTTCTGCAATTCTATTTGTAATTTGTAGGTATCCATAAACAATACCAGCGATAGCCACAAACAACTGACCAAGCCACTTAATGTTAATGTGAAGGGAAAAATTATCATCAATAATTCCCGTCCTGTAACTCCTAGCTGTTTTTGGCTTTTCATTCACTTCTTTTGAACTGTTTCCCATTTTTCATGCCTATGACACCAGTTATCACCTACAAGTATTCCACCTTCTGCAATAGTTCTTACATACCAATGATTAACACTATCTTGGTCTGTTATAATCATAAAGTCTGTTGTAATAGAATCAGTAGGAGCTATATCTACCCCTGCAATAATCCAATTACCACTACATCCACTACAAGTAGTAATAATTACTAATAATAGAATTAAGAAAGAAATCCAACTTGCAAACACAGTTCTTTCTTTTTTACTCATGGCTTAAAATATTTATAAAAATCTTCAGGTTTCTCTGTATCTACTACAACAAAGATTGGAGATACGATACTATTACCTGTACCTGACCCACCAATAATGGCATATGCATATAAGCCATTCTGATAAGGACTCTTGATTGTATCATTGTCAAATAAATGTAAAAAACTTGTGTCGCTAAATACTGGTACAAACTGAGCCTCTAATAATTCTTCAACTTCTATTCTTCTGTTATCATTATCATCTAATAAAACACCTACATTACTAGTTCTATGTGCCTGACTTGGAAACTTACCCATGCCATATTCTTCTACTTGTTGGTTATACCACATAGTAGATGCTTTTGTAATCTTTTCTAAATTTGCTTTTGTTTGTTTAGCTTTAGCTCCCTCACCGATACGACTAAAAGCAGGAGCTGCGGTAGTAGCCAAAGTAGCCATGATAGCCATGGTAACTGCAAACTCAGCCAAAGAGTTGCCTTTATTCCCCAACCCATTCATCCTTTTGCATTTCAGCTATAGCTTCACTATGAGATAGAGCAGTAATACCACTTACTCCTTTGACTTGGTCTAGAGTTCCATCTGCTATTGCTAATTCATATTTAACAAGAACCTTTGTATTGTCTTTATTCCATCTTGGTGCGCCAAGCTTTCCATATTTAAATGCACATTCTTGCCAAGTTGGGTCTTGCAATGTAGTAGTGTCTACTTCTTGCTCTGTGTATTTATACTCTTCTTCAACTTGTGGTACAGAATGAGGCTCTAACATAAGCTTTTCAAGTAACTCAGCTTTGGTATCGCTTGATGAATAATCTACGTCACAATCGTCCATATACGCCTTTATTTCAGCTTTTGTGTTATCATCTGATGGGTAGTAATCATATTTGTCTACCATTCTTTTATCAGTCTTTTCTACATCCTTATAAGTGTACTCATTCCAAGACAATCTATCAGCAGTTTTGAGTTTGCTTGGTAGCTTACCCTCATATACTGCTTTTGTTAATATTAAATATGTATTAGTCATTTTTATGCTTTCCTTTGCCATGCTTATAATTTTTAACAACTTCTCCAGATACAGCAGTTTCGCCTTCTTCTGGTGCAGAACCATCAGATTCAAATGCAGTTAATGCTTTATTGTAAAATCTTACTTCATCAAGGCTTCCTATAAAGAATTGAGTTGTTCCTGTTCTTTTTCCAATATTTAAAACTGCGGGGTCATTATCAATAGTAGTTGGGATAGAGGAAGTATTTAATTTTACAAGAACTGTATCTACATATATTTGTACAGATGTTCCAGATGTAAATATTGCACAAACATGATGCCATTTATCATCATCATAAGTTCCACTTGTTGATGTACTACCAAAAGAACCTCCCGAATAGTAGCCTAATCGTATAGTTCCATTAACACTTTGAACACTCCAATTTCTATTACTTGTATCATCTCTGTTAATAATTTGTTGATACCCACTTCCCATATCTGGTTGTTTCATCCAAAATTCAACAGTAAAATTGCCTTGAATATCAAGTCCTTTAGTAATTGGAATACTTAAATACTCTGCTAAACCATTTCTACTAAATCTTACTACGTTACTTGTTAGATTCTTTAACGAAAATCCTAATCCATCTTTGTTAGAGTTTAATCCCTCACGAATTGTGATTGATTTTACGCTTCCATCTGTTGGATTTACTGTGCCATCGTTTGTACCAAGAAAATTTACTCCACCACTTTCTGTACCATGATTAGAGTTTGTACTTCTATCAAGTATTTTATTACTTCCTGTTAAATCTGGATTAGAGTGAGTAGGATTTAAAAGCCAATAACCAATAAGGTTTGTAGAATATGAAACGCTTAAATCTGTATTTCTACGACCAAGATTGTAGATACCAAGTATATCACTTGGCTCTAATGCTGAATTATAAACTGCACATTGACTTATTTGACCATTAAAATATAAATCATTTTGCGAGGGATTTCTTCTGCCAATAACTAATGCACTATTTGTAAAGTTAATTGCTTCTGAATCGTTTACAGTAGTTTTTGTACCCTTAAGTACACCATTTACATATAATTTAATAGTTGTATTTCCATCATAGGTTACTGCACCATAATACCAAGTTCCTGTAGTAAAAGTAGTTCCAGAGCTTACTTGAAAATCGTTAGCACCTATTCCATTATTCCAAGCAAGTTTATTAGTATTATATACAAGAAATGTATTCCTTGTATTTGCCCCACTTCCCCCACTTGCCATAAGTGTTTGATGATTACCTAAAACATTTAAATTAAACCAACACATCATTGTAAAAGCATTAGTACCGCTTATTCCAATATTACTTCCAGTTGTTATTCTATCATCAGTCCCATCAAATCCTATTGCTTGTATATCACTTCTATCAGTCCATGTAGTTATACCATCGTTTCTCCAATAACCAAGTAAGTTATCTTTTTTACTGCTTGTAGTTGCATCGAGTGCGATTCCATCGTTGAATAGTTCTTGTACTTGAGTAGAGTCAAAAACAGTATTAAACATTGACACATCATCTATTAATCCATCGTGTGAAAACGCATCAGAATAATATCTTCCTATTATAAATGGTAAAACTGCTAAATCTAAAACATCAGAGGCTGGAAAATTTGTTGCAGTTCCTGTACTATCTTTTACACCATTAATGTAAATACCAGAATTAGCATGACTACTTGTATCTAAAGAAAAGACAACATGATATGTTTTTTCCAAAGTAATCGTTGAGCTTTCACTCCATTTAACTCCATTTAAATAAAAAGCAATCTTACCACCCTCAAAAATACTTGCAATTTCTAACCCACTATTAAAACTAAATAAACCATTATTTGTTGCTATTGCAGTTGCATTAAACCATAAAGAAATTGTAAGTCCACCACTTAAATTATCTCCAAGCAAAGTTCCACAATTAACATAGTTAGCATCAGAAAACAACATCTTCTCATTGTACTTAACCAATGGAATCTGTGGAATAGTTGGTTCATTTTGAGCAGTAGCAAAGCCAGTTGAGGATATTCCTATTTCTTTGAGTGTGTGACTACTTAAAGTTAAATTTGAATCTCCACTCACACTTTCACTAACACTAAACATTAATCCAATCTTATCTGAAGATGGTGTAATTGTTACTGGATGAGTTGTGTTTGATGCATAATCAGCTTGTGCTTTGTATGGTACGCTACCCTCATAACT